GAATAAACTACTTTCTGATGTTACTAGTAGAGACCTTATGTTTTTAAATTATCGTACTGCTGACTACGCTATTAAAGGTAGAGTAGCATTGTCTATTTACGATAACATAAGATTAGTAGACGGTAATTTTATAAACAAAAAGAACTTTTTAGAAAAGTCTGAAAAAGAAGGCCTATCTAAAAAAGAAGCTAATAAAAAATGGAAAGAGTCTAGAGACAAAAGTTTGTACAATGCTTATGAAGTAGTAGACGGCATTCTGCAAGTAAAACCAGAGTTTAAGCAATACGTTACTGATGGGGTAGAAAATGCGGCTGTGGGACAAGTTAATCATGTAGCTAACACAGTAGACGGTACGCTATCAGAAAGTGATAAAGGAGCATTAGCTCGTACAGTATATGGAGATTTTGTACTTATGCACCGTGGATGGTTTATAAATATGATAGATTCTAGATTTACTAAGAAAAAAGTAAACTTTATTACTGGAGAAGAAGAGATGGGTATATACCCTGCTGCAGGAGATTTCATATATCAAGATATAATTAAAGGTAAGAATCTTACTCCTTGGGATATTTATTCTGCTTATAAAAATATAGCTAGTCCTGCTAAAAAACGAGGAGTTAAAAAAGCAACTTTAGATCTTATTTATTTACAAGTTGTAGCTCTCATAAGTGCTATGGTAAATGTAGCAGCAGACGACGATGATGAAAATATGATGCTACAATTAGCAGCATACCAAATGAATAGAGTGCTCTTAGAACAAGCTGCAGGACAACCTTTGTTAAACACAGGGGAATTACTTCAAATTATAGATGAACCTGTTGTGGGTGTAAGAACTGTAAAAGATTTAGTAGATATTAAAGAAATATTTAATTTTAAACCTTACCAAAGCGGAATGTATAAAGGATGGACTCACGCAGGTAAGTGGGCCATTAAAAAAATACCTGGATACAAAAATATTTACGAAAGTCAGTTTCCTGATCTAAAAAATAATTTCTTAAAAAATCAAATTATAGATTCTTATACTTATGATTTATTAAAAGAAAAACAAGACGATAGTGAATTTACTTTATTAGAAAGACTAGCTCTTATATTTAAAGACCAACAGCCAGATAACGAAAGTACTGTGGTCCAATATATAGAAGCACTAGAAGAAGACAACTACTAAACCGTAAAATTTTTTCAGAGAGCCCTTGAGCTCTCTGAATTAATTTAAAAAATATATCTAATTTTATTCCACGGAATCATTTCATCGTGTAAGTTTTTAAAATATTTTATATACTTAGATTTTAATCCTTTAGCATATCTAATATTTTTACCGCCATATTGAGAAGTTTTTACTTCTTGTTTTTTAGGCTGCCACAATAAATCTTCTCCTGATACGTTATTAGCTACATTATATTTATGTTTATTTTCATTATGAGTTAAAAAAATAACCTCTGACAATACATCTTTTTTATACTCTTCTTTAATATGCATATCACATAAAGCAAATAACTTAGCATAATGTTTTAGCCAATCGTCAAACACAACTACTGGACTAAAATTTAAGTGCACTTCATACCCAGCTTCAATAAATTTATTTACTGATTTAATCCTGTCTATAATATCTGGAGTATTAGGCTCTAATTTTTCTTTGATTATTTGCGGCATAAGACTAAATCTAATTCTTACTTTCTTTTTAGGATTAAATTCTAAGAACTTAGTAGGAATTATTTTAGTAGCAAACGTTGCTTTAGCAATAGGATGCTCTACAAAAAACTCAAATATTTTTTGCCATTCGTGGTATTTAGCATGTAAAGCAAAATCTTCGTTACAAGCAATGTCATAAGTAACATACTCAGGATCCGTTTGATTAGGCTTTTTTACATCAGCATAAAAATATGCATGATTGTTAATCGCTGTTAGTATATCGCCATAGTTTTTTGCAACAGTAAGGCCTTCTGGCAAATGCCTTTTCATATAACAGTAGGAGCATTTAAGTAAACAACCGAAACCAAAAGAAGGCGAGATATAATCGCTACTTCTTTCTGACAATCGGATTTCCATAGCTTTTCTACTGACTTTCTTTATTTCAGTCATATGTACTTTTATTTATGATCCACAACCAATGCAATCTATATGGCTATCCATAGGTTTAATTCCTTTAAGTTTCATTTGTAAGTTATGAATTTCGTCTTTAATATTCATATCTTGAAACATGTCACCAGTTAATTGCGATTCTAAAGAAGCTATAGTAGCTTCTAATTCTTCTTTGTTTTCCATGATTTTTATTTTATGATTCGTATTCTAATTCTTCTTTTAACAAAATTAAAAAATCTTCTTTAGTTCCTAAAACTCTAGGCTCTTCATAAACAATTTCATAGTCTCTATACTCAAACTTTTCTGCTTCTGTATTATGCTTAGAAATCATTTTTTCAAATATAGCCTCTACACTTTTTGTATAAAGCAATAAATCAGTTTCTAATTCTATTACAAAATTATAACTTCCTTTAGGTTTCCACTTTGGTTTTTTGTCTCCATAAGTATTAAATCCTTTAGGTCCTACATTATAGTTTTCATAATACTGAGTCTTGATAATAATTTTTTCTTCTACCATTTTATAGTTTCTTTATATAAGTTATTTAAAATAACATTGGCCTCTTTAAAATTAGGACAATGCCAGTCTTTTTTAGGATAGACGTAATCTTTAGGGTCATCAAAAGTTAAAACATGATTATTCTTTTCTAAGAAAGGTTTTAGTTTTTGGTTTTCTTCTCCCCATAAAATGTAAATAGTACCTGGTTTATACTGATTTAAAGCGTTCAAAACTGCAGATATAAATTTACCCCAAGGCTTAGTATGTTCGCCTTTGTCGTCTTCTCTAATTGTTAACTGTTTATTTAATAGAAGTACTCCTTGTTTAGCCCAGTCTTCTAAACTAAAATCAAACCCTAAATGCAAACCATTGTGAAATTCTCTTTCTACTTGTTCAAAAATTCTAGTAATAACAGGTGAATAAAACTGCGTTACAAATTCATTTCCATATGCTAAACCATTAGCAGCTTCTATGTTTCTGTGCGGCTGTTTGCCTATAATAACAACTCTGGTAGATTCCCAAGGGCAAAGTTTAAAAGCCTTAAATATGTTTTCTTTATTAGGTTTTACTTTGTTCATAGCATATTCTGCTCCGACAAAACCCATTAATTTAGAAGTACCATATTCTGTTTTAAGTGTTTCTTGTAACTGGATAGCCCACCCTTTTCCCAGGGTGTCTATCCAGAATTGTTTTTTATATTTCATATTAGTTATCAAATTCTTTTGCAGGATTTAGTTTTTGCGTTACTCCTAATTGTTTTAACGTTTTACTACTAAGACCTTCTTTATTTTTATCTATTATGGACCATACTTCTTGGTCTCCTAAAATTACAGGATCATTCTCAGAAGAAGAAAGAGCTTTTTCCCAGCTTTTTCTAAGTTCAGGACATCTGCTTAAAATACGAGGAAGAATATTAGGGTTTAATTTAAAAAAACCGTTTTTTAATATAAGACCTTTTATTTCTGGAGACAATTTAGAGTACTTACCTTCTAATAAAAGATTATATTGATCTAAATGTTTTTCGGGTATCTTAAATACCATAACAATAAAATCGTCTTTTTCATATTCGTCCACATAAGTTGCCATAGATATTATTGTTGAATAAAACTCTTCAAAATTATAATCTCTGTAAGGTTTTAGTACTATAAAAATATACGGCTCGTGATTAAAATCAAATTCTAAATCTTCGTCCCACATAAAAGCATTAGAAAATCTAGTAGTCATAATGCGTTTATTAAAACTGTTTGTAACATCGCATCTAAATAATTGTTTAGGTATTTCCAAAAGAGGAAACAAAAACGTTGATGTCTGCGTATATTTTTTATCGCTCATATTTCTATATTAATGTGTCCGTTTATATAATACTCCATAGGATAATCCCAATTGTCTTTTTCTTTATGAAATTTATACCTTTCTAAAGAATGTAAAAACCCTTCGTATTTTCTACCAGAAACAAGTGTGCCTCCTTGCCATCCTATATTTGTTACTACATTAGGAACTCTAAAAATCATAGGAGGATTTACCATCTCTTTCTCTACCACTATATAGTTAAACGGCAATACTTTATATCCTTTTTCTATAAGTTCTATTACTTTTGGATCTTGTTTTATACCGTAAGAATATACAGCGCACTGAAAATCATATCTAAATTTCCAAAAGTCATATTTAAACATATGCACAGAAGAACCAGTAGTTTTATAGTCTATAGGCAAAATTGTTTTTGCATTATGATCTATATACACTTTATCTAGTTCTCCTTTAATAGAGAATGTTTCTTCGTCAAAAGGAGCAATATCAAATGTAATTACTTTGTGTTTCCATATTTCTATTCCTTCTTTTTCCTCAGAGTATTTACCAGTAAAAGGATCCGTTTTTAAAGAAGCTACTGCTATAATAGCTTTGTAATGGTCTTCTTCTGTAATTAACTTTTTACCTTTAGAAGCTACTAAACTATTAAAATAGTTCTCGCATTCTTCTTTAATTTTCTTTACTCTAGTTTCTGATTTCCAATTAGTCTGAAAAGAGTATTCTTCACAAGCATCGTGAATCTCTTCGTCCATTGTAGACCAGGATAACTCTTCGTTATCTTCGTTTACAAGATACATGTCATACACATATCTAGTTATGTTTCTTTTAACTTCTGATAAAGAATCTTTCATAACATAATACTTGTCTGATATTTCTATATCTGACAATAACATGTCGTCTACTAAAGAACCAAACACAAAATGATCTTTTTCTGAATCATCTTGCTGGTCCAACTGCTTTAAAAAAGCAGAAGGACTAACAAGAATTTTCTTTAAAAGGCTTTGGTTTAATCCAGAGAGTTCTCTGTAATTTTCCATTACTTTTTAATTGTTTTTAATTTATAAACTAACTTTCTTTCTTTAAGAGTTTCTACTTCTACAAATTCGTAAGAAGTTTTTGACAGAAACTCTATTGTGTCATCAGGTAAAATTCCTCTTTTTTGCAGAACGTCGTCTAGACATTTTATCCACACTAAAGCTAAATTACCTATGTCCCATCTTGGACTATATCCTTCGGGAGCAGGTTTCCAACTAATTCTACCTTTACCTGTTTTTTTGTCTTTTAATCTTTTTACATCTCCATAATTAATAGGAGCGTATATGATTAATTGTGTTTCTACGGGCAAAGATATTTTATAGTCTTGCGGCATATGCTTCTCAATATACTTGTGCATCGCTGCTACAAATGCATTACGAACGGTAAAGTGCGCTGAAGCATGTATCTTATTGTAACCTATTTTTACCCATTTTTTACCGCTTAACGGTACATGGGTAATAAATTCAGGAAACTCAATTGTCATTTCACTAATTGCCATATTTTAATTTTAAGACCAAACAATATTAGAAATACTTTTATCATCTAGTATTTTTTCTTCTTTTTCTATTTCTTTTTCCACAGGAATAAAGTCTTCTATTATTTTTTGGTCGTAATTAAAATTTAAGAATTCAAGTGCCTCTGTGTTTAAAGTTATTACTTTAGCTTTAAAATGTTTAGATTCTCTGTTAGCGATTCTATCTGCGTACTCTTCAAAGATTATATCTACCCATTCTTTATTAAGAACTTTTCTTTCTATAAATAAGTCCATCATATAATCTATAGTAACATATGTGTAACGATTTATGTTTAAGTACGCTAATAAAGACTTAAAATTAATATGACGACAATACTTATTTTTTAAAAACTTTTCTGAGTAAGCCTCGAATAGCATACATAAGTACAACAAACTTTTTGTGTAATCACAGTTAGCTATCATTTCCATGGCTAAAACTAAGTTGTCTTCGTCAGAACTATCTATCATAGATTTAAGCTGATTATATTCTTTTTTTTCTATGACTAAAGCATCTCTGCCGTTTACTATTTCCATTAAATCTTGTTGATTATATACAACTATGTCATTATCTAAAAAATATTCGTAACACTCATAGTCAGGACCTTCTTTTAAATACTTGTTATAGTCATAACTAGTTTCTACATTAGGATAAAATCTTTTAATAGAATTAAGAGTTCTATAATCTACTGTTACTGTTCCTTCTTCTTCAATGTGATTTCCTAATATATCTATATCAATATCTGCCAGCGTAAATAAAGAGTCTACATTATTTTTTACAGAATGTTTAAAATAGTCTGCTGATTTTGTGTGATTTTTATTATTTAAAATATAACCCCCAGAACTTTCTGAAATTGCGTTAATGCCAGAATCACTTGAATTTATAAAACAAAAATCTGCTTCTTTAAAATTTTTAGTAATTCTTAAATTGTGGCTCATCATTACAGTACGCAATTTTACTTTTGGAATACTACAATTTTTTGATATAAAAACAGTTTGATTGGGTTTTAAAGAATATTTATTTTTAGACATAATAAAATTATTATCTTTATTATCTTCATTTAATTTAATTCTGCCTTTTAAAACAGTTTTTTCCAATTCTGCATCTACTACTATTTGTAATGTTTTCATGATTATTTAATTAAAATTTTAGTTATTGTTGGGTTCAACATTAGTTTAGAAAACTTTTGTTTATTACCGTTCAACAATTCTTTAACAATAAAATATTTTAAGTCTTCTGTAAAAGAAGTACACTCTGTAAATATTTCTTCTACTCTCTGTACTATTTCTTTAGAAATAGGATTTGTTTTTGCAAAATTCAACAAGTAGTTTACTATTCTAGTAGAAACTACACTAGAGATGTCGGCTCTAAATTCGTCCTCTTCTCCTATCATTTTTCTTAACTCAGCAAAAACGTAATCTTTGTCTTTTGAAATAATGTTTTTTGGCGATATAATTTTATCAAGCTTATTATTAATAAACATTGTAAACATGCTTGAAAAATCTTGTCCTACAGAACCCTCACCTATCATTTGAATCATAGGTAACTCGTCTTCAAACTTTTCTATCGAACTAATTGCATTAAAAAATGTAGTAAAACTTCTAGGATTAACTTTTTCGTTTACTAATTCTGGATGCATAAGTAAAAAGTTTATGCAACGGCTGTCCATATTAACAGACTCTGCCCATTTTGCCCATACTTTTTCATCAAACTTTAGCTCCACAGAAACAAAACGTGTTTGCTGTGCAACATCTAAGCTTGTTACATTATATTCTCCATTGTCAGGATTAGAAGTAAGAATTACATGCCAGTTCTTAGGCAATTTCCAAGAAATATACTCTTGTCTATCGCAAATTTCCATAACAGCTTGCATAAATCTATGGTCTGCACGTGTAAAATCGTCGAGTATAAGTACACCGCCATCTTTTTTACCTTGTACCCAAGATGGTTTTGCGTGTGACATTCTTTTATCTACTACTCTATATCCTTTTTCATTTGCAGTAGCAATTTCTTGCTCAGTAATCCACAATACTTTTCCTTCATTGTTTTTTACTTTGTATTCTTTGACAGGAAAACCTATCAAATCGCCTAATTCTTCTAGCTGAGATAGATTTATCTTTTCTACTTGCAAGTCTAAATCTTTTGCTAGCTGTATAATAGAAGAAGTTTTACCTAATCCTGCATTACCTGATACATCTATAGTAACAGGTACTAATCCTTTTTCTTGAATGTGTTGATTATTCTTAATCATGTGAGATACAAAATCTCTTAATTCTTCTACGTTTAATTTAGTTTGATTCATTTTTTTAAATTTCTAGTTTAATAACTTTTCCTGGTAATTTATTATTCATATCAGATCTTTCTGACAGAACCCATAAAATATTCTTATTTGGTTTTAACTCTGTGTATGCTTCACCGTCAGTAAAATATACAAGACTTGTAAACTTAGGATTGTCCATGTAATAATCCAATACTGGATCAAAACTAGTACCTCCTCTACCTGATATTTCAAGTTCAAATTTACCTTTGTATTCTTGTATACTATTTATTTTAGTGTCACATTGTACAATTTCAATGGCCACTCCTGATCTATATAAATGATAAATTTCATTCATAAATTCAGTAAGCTCATCGTTGTTTACAGAAGCAGATGTATCTATTGCAACTAACATTTTTTGTCGCATCTTTACTCTTAAACCAGGATTATCAGAGTATCTATGATTCTCTTTTCTTCTTTGTTTCTTAGTAAAGGTCCTAAGAGAGTTGCCCGTAAATCTTCTAATAAACTTTCGCCAATTAAATTTTGGTTTTTCTACTACAGAAAGTTTTATAATTTCTTCTATTTCTCCAGGTACTACTCCTCTTTTTTTAATAGTCTGTTCTTGTGCCTCTTTTATTAATGTTTGTACTTGCTTATCCATTAACTTTTGTTCTCCTTCAGAAAGATCTTCAAACTGTTCCCATTCAGAATGGTCTACACCTTCTTCTAGCATTTTGTCAAAAGCTTCTGACCCAGAAGTTCCGTTTTCTTCTTTTTCTTTTTGAGCTTGTTGCATCTTTTCATAATAATATCTGCAACCTGCTTTACGATCAAGATTTAATTCTGGGTAATTGTCAATGTCTACGCCTCCTTCTGGCAACCATTCTTTGTCTATATACTGATTTATTTCACAATCCATAGCAATGTTTGCTAGTTTCTTATCTTTAAAATCAGTAAAAACATTTAGATGTTTAAATGCAATATGAAGTAATTCATGTTTTATTAAACCTATTCTTTTTATGTGCGGCAGTTCTTCCCAAAAAGAAGAATTTATCATTAAATGATAATTGATTCCTTGTTTTCCAACACATGCAGTAGGTACTTTTTCATTCCATACTTTGTTTAGCATTATTAAAAAGAATCCGTAAAACGGTTCTTTAAACATAAGGTCTTTGGTAACCTTACTCAAGGACTGTGATTTATCCATAACTTTGATATTTTTTGATTAAATAATTCTTTGGCTTTTTCTTTTCCTACTTTACTAACTAAGTCGCTAAAATCTGTTACACCAGGTAATTCTGGCATAAAAAAATGCGGTACATTATATTTTTTAGTAAAATCTTTAGAGAGTTTAACGCCTGCTGTATCATTATCGAATAAACAAAACACTTGTTTAAATCTAGATTTATACTCGTTCATTACTGAAACTTTCATCATTACTGATTCTGATTGTAAACCCACACTATCTATTTCCATTACATCTTTTAAACTCATTACGTCTTTTAAAGATTTAGTAATGATTAAAAGTTCTCCTGATGAAGGAAGTTTTGTATAACCTTGGTGCACAGTATAATTGGCATTGTTAATCCATTTAAACTTTTTACTATAAGGCTGATAAATTTTATAGCTAACACTATCGTCTTTATATTCTATATATGCATAAGCATTCTTGTCTGCTTTATTAGCATTCCCGTTAAAAAATACGTGGCTTATAGGCACCACGTTATACTTTTTTAAAGTAGTTTTTTTAATGCCGTATTGTTTCCAATATTTAGCATCGTGAATTTGCCATTTTCTTTTTCTTATCCCTATTTTAACTTGCTTTTTCTGTACTACTTTTTTAGCTTTAACTAACTGTTTACGTTCTCCTGTTATTTCTGCATCTGATAGTTTAAAATCATATGCAATTTTCCACAAAGCTTCTTTGTAATTTATATCATAAAGCAGACTTACAAACACGATAACATCGCCACTATCTTTAGTAGCAAAATCGTAGAACATTAATGTTCCTGAACCATTCTTATGATAATATATTACAAACGAAGGCACATTGTCTTCTCTTAAAGGACTATTAATTTTAGTACCTTGTTCTATAGGAGAGCCTATGTAATAGGAGTATATTTCTTCTTGTGTAATTACAGAAAGTATATCTTCTTTAGTAATTTGCTCGTTAAAAATAAAAGAATTTAAATTTATTTTTTTATGCATTTACTATAAATTTTAGAATAAAAAAAGAAAGGACAACATAGTCGCCCTTCCTTTTATTTTAATTAAAAAAAGTCCTACCACTCATCATCATCAGAGTCAGCAGTACTTGTCGCTAATGCAGCGCTTTCTTCTCCGTCTTCTTGCAGACGAGTCATTCCGTCAAGATCTGTTTGTTTAAGAACAGATGTCTCAGCAGAAACATTCATAGCTTCCATAAAAGGAACCCAAGAACGAGGTTGAATGTATTTTTTACGATACTCGTTTGTACCATAGTTAGCAAAAATACGAACAGCTCCTAAATTAGGTAAAGCTCCTCTAAGCAATTTCATAGCTTCGTCTAACATTGCTTCTGCAGAATTAACAACAGGCAATTGAGCGTTAGGGCCCAAAGCAACATGCAAGATATGCTTTAAAACTTTACCTTGTTTTTGAATTAATTGCTCAACAGTATTCCAAGAAGTTTCTTTTGTTACATACCAGAAAGGCATATTACAAGATCCACCATTAGAATCTGTAAAAGTAATTTTATAGTCTGGGGCAAATTCTTTGTCTTCAGAGTTTTTCTTATGAATAGTCATCTTAACATCGTTAACTACTCCTGCATTTCCTCCGTTGAAAATTGCTTTACCCTCTACAGCATTAAAGCTGTCATCATTTAAATTAATGTTCATTACTTGTTTTTATTTACTAATTAAAAATTTAATAGCGGTTTTTACCACTGATCGTCTACTATTTCTTCTTCTTCAACTGTATTAGCTACACTTTGATAAGAATCTGCGTTAGAAACAATTTCTTCTTCTTCGTTTGATTCTACTTGTACTTCTTCTTGTACAAC